GCAAGAACTAGAACAATACGGGAATGTTGTATTTTGCGATATTAATAATATAATATCTTATGTTGTTGTAATGTCAGATTGGACTTCAGACCAAGCTACATTTGAGGCAATTGCAAATATTTACATTGTTCCTTATTTTCCTTATTTATACAATTTTACATTGCAAGACGGAACAATAAAAGCACAATACAATTCAGTAGAATTTAACTCTTAATTATGAAAACACTTAAAGACAGATGGAGTTCTAAGACTCCAACATTTTGGAAGAAAGTACAACGTGTAGGATTAGTAGCAGGTGCACTAGGTGCAGCTCTTATTGCAGCTCCTGTAGCTTTACCCGCAGCTTTAATTACTGCTAGTGGTTACTTAGTAGCAGTAGGAGGAGTGACAGCAGCGTTATCTCAACTTACAGTAGAAGATAAAAAAGAGTCAGAAGACTAGGATAATTACGTATTTTTACTTATATTATATTATATTTATTTGTAAAAACCATGGACACACCAATCATTCTTTTCATAGTTGCCACAGTATTAGGACTTATAGGCTTTTTTACTAGAACAGCTTACACTACAATTATTAAAGATATTAAGCAACTTTCTGATGACAGTCATAATCATTTCACTGAACAAGGAAAGTTGAGAGGTAAAATAGAGCTTCTAGAGCAAGAGCACCGTCTTAAATATCAGTTGATCCAAGAGACAACACAACAAGAGATTAAGAATATGGCAACTAAAGTTGGAGAACTATCTGACGTGGTACAAGAACTTGTTAAGATCCAGATGAAAACCAAATAATATGTTAACTACAGCACAAGCAACAGCTAAATACGGCAAACCTAATGAAACAGGTGCAGGTTATTTAACTACAATTATATGTCCTTATCCTTTGCGTATAGCATGGGATACTGACACTACAACAAGTAGAGTAAGATGTCATAAAGATATAGCTGACAACCTTCTTGCTGTATTTAATGATCTTCTTTCTCACTATGGATCAGCAAGAATAAAAGAACTTGGTATTGATCTTTTTGGAGGTTGTTTTAATTACCGCAAAATGCGTGGAGGAGCTTCTTGGAGTAAACATGCTTGGGGAATAGCAGTAGACCTTGATCCTGCTAGAAATACACTAAAAGAAACAAAACGTACTGCACGTTTTGCTAGGCCAGAATACAAGCCTATGATAGATATATTTTACAGACATGGATTTATTTCTTTAGGAGTAGAAAAAGACTATGATTGGATGCACTTTGAAATAAAAGAATAGTATGAAAATTAGAAATGGATGGAAATCAAAAAACAAACTTTGGGATAAGTTTGCTATCAAATTAAGATTAGGAGCAGTAGATTTTCTAATTATAGAAGCTGATGTATCAAGAGAATTCTATATGATAACTATCTTAAATTTTACACTTAAAAATAGATAATATGAAAAACAGTAAAAAAACAATCACCTCTACAGGTAATAAACGTCTATATCAAATGGGACCTATTGACGCTACTAAACTAATTGCTTACCCAACATCATCTATATGCATGTTAGAAGGTAATGCATCCTTAGCCAAAAAGATGGCTAAAAAGAAGTAACCTTTTCTCAATCTTCCTTACTTCTAAAGGCTCCTACTACGGGAGCCTTTTTTATTAAATATATTTTAGTTAACTATTTTTTATTATATTTGTATATATTTAATAAGATAATTATGTCAGAAACAGAAAACCAACAGGAGCTGACAGCAGAACAAATTGCTGAGCTCAGAAAGAACACCCTTCATTTTTATAAAGACAGAATTCAATTTTTAAAAGTTCAATTAGAATTTGAAAAGTTGTCTGCAGATATTGAAGAGGAAAAGCTTAGAGGTCTTATGGCACAGCTTAAGATGGCTCACATAACTGCACCTCCACAAGAAGAACAGGAAGAAGAATCTCAAAAACCTGAATAACCATGCCTAAAGCTAATTTAGTTGAAAAGAGAATTAGAATGAGCAAAAGAGATATCATTAAGTATCAGCTTATATCTCATTCATTTATTAATTCTATATCATACAGCGAGGCTGAATTAGATTGTTTAACTCTACTTGGTGTATGTGGTGAAACTGATTTGTCTGAATTCTGTAACTATACAGTTGATGAAAATATCTTTAAGGTATCCCAAACTGCGCGTAACTTTCTTACTAAAGCTGAAAAAATGGATCTTATCCAAAAAAATGGAACAAGTAGAAAGAAGATAAAACTACGTGATGAATTACAAATTCAAACAGCTGGTAATATTGTTTTAGATTATAAAATCGTTCACATTGATACCAAAGAATCATAAACACTTTATTAAACCTACAGCAGATGAAACTGGTATTGATGAGATGCTTGTATCTGACGCTGTAGGTTTTTTCTATAGTGAGCTACGTAAATCATTAAATGATATTCAATCAATCAATGTAAAGATTGATAAACTTGGTACATTTAGGATAAAGAAAAAAGAGTTACACAAACTAGAGCTTCGTTTAAAAGGTCATTTAAATGCATTAGAATCACCTGAAACATTTAATCAGATGCGTATTAAAAAAGATGTAGAAGAAAAATTAGAAAGAGTAATGAAAGCATCTGGCTTTTTTACAGAACAGTATTATCGTAAACTTGAACATAAAGCTAAAAAAAATGGGTAGACTAAAAGATATCTGGACTAATAGGCATTTGATATTTGAAGGAGTATGGAATACAATCTTTAGAAAAAGATATGTTGAACGCATAGCAGCAGAAAGAATGGCTATATGCAATGAATGTGAAGAACTAGATGAAGAAGGAACTGAATGTGCTTTTACAGGTACACAACCATGTTGTTCAGAATGTGGATGTTCTTTAGCATATAAAACAAGATCTCTATCTTCTGCTTGTCCTTATCTATATTGGAGAGCATTAGAAGAAGATGAAGAAGAAAACGATTAAACTATAAACTATGACTTGGGCAACTTACGATATAAATGATGATGATGAAACTTATGCATACCACATTGTTCCTATAGATGACGATGAGATGCATGAACTTAAAAGAACATGTTCTTGTAGACCTAGAGCAAAAGCAGTTGATGATATGTCAACTTTAATAATTCATAACTCCTTTGATGGACGTGAAGGATATGAATTAGCAATGCAATTATTAACCCCTCCAGAAGATTAATTATGGCAATACAATTCACAGCAGCAGATCACAAATACCAAAGCATAAATCAAGACGAAAACATAAATTGGATAAGTGTAACAAGTGTTATCAGTTTATTTAAGAAAGAATTTGATAAAGAAGCACAAGCACTTAAATCATCTAAAAATAAACGTTCTAAATGGTATGGTCTTACTCCTAAAGAAATAATGGAGATATGGGATAAAAGTAATTCAGTAGCAATTGAATTAGGATCTTGGTATCATAATCAAAGAGAAGAAGATCTATTGTCATGTAATACTATTAGAAGATTAGGTATTGATCTTAATATAGTTAAACCTATAGAAGATAATGGCATTAAAGTAGCTCCTGATCAAAATCTTACACCTGGAATATACCCTGAGCACATGGTGTTTTTAAAGTCTGCAGGTATATGTGGACAGGCTGATAGAGTAGAAGTAGTACAGGATGTAATAGATATCTATGACTACAAAACTAATAAGGAGATAAAAACGCAGTCATTTACAAACTGGGAAGGTGTAAGTGAAAAGATGTTACATCCTATTGATCATCTTGATGACTGTAACTTTATTCACTATGCAATACAGTTATCTATATACCTTTACATTATGATCAAACATAATCCTAATCTAAAACCAGGTAAGATTATACTAGAGCATATAATATTCAAAAAGTCAGGAGTAGATAAATACGGCAATCCTGTTTATGAAAAAGATTCTGATGGAAATCCCATAGTTGATAAAGTAGTTCCTTATGAATTGCCTTATCTTAAAAAAGAAGTAACTAACATTATTAAGTATCTTCAAGCTAATCCAGAATTTAAAAATAAAAAGAAATGACAATCAAACTTTTTGAAGTTGAAAATGGAGTAGTAAAAGCAACAGAACACTGTTATACTATTAACTGGCTACATGATATCATGGTTAACTATCCTGATAATCATCTTAAGGTATATGCGTATATCTTCTATATGACATGTCCTAATCCAGAATTAAATCCATTTTTTAACGCTCCTGAAGATGATAAAGAAGATCTTATTGTAGAATCCATTGGATTAGATGTATCAACAGATGATGATTTAATTACACACGCTATAAAAAAATGTACTATCTTGTACACTACTCCAACATTAAGAGCTTATAATGGTATTGCAAAAATGTTAGATAACTTAAGTTACTATATGGAAACTGCAAACATTACTGCAGGTAGAGATGGAAACATCAATTCTCTCATAACTGCAGCTAAAAACTTTCAGGCTATTAGAGAATCCTTTAAAGGAGTACTCAAGGATCTAGAAGCAGAGCAAAGCAAAACATCGGTAAGAGGAGGCCAAAATTTAGGTTATGACCAGTTATGATCCAGAATATGTAATCCCTACATGGGATAATGGTGAATGGACAACAATGTCCTTTGATACTAGATCAGATTTTATAGAATTCCTACTTCCTTTATTTAAAGAACCAGGTAAATATGAATTTGATGAAGGTGCTTTAATGTTTAATGAACAAGCGCGTAAATTCAAAGAAAATGGTGAAGTGTACTGTCTTGCTCCTTATATGAGTAAAGACTTTATTAACTATTGGAATGATCAAAAAGATAAATGCCGTAAAGGAGCAATATTTAAAAATGGAGAAAAAACTTGGTACTTACCACGTGACTACTATATGTGGCTCAATTTCCTTCCAATATTTGATAAGGAGAAAAAGAACTTTGACTTCGCAGGTATCCGTGATGCACAATATCACATGGCACTATATGAGTGCTTAGCAGAGTTAAACTACAAACACGCATCTATATTAAAGAAACGTCAGATAGCTTCTTCATATTTTCATATGGGTAAGTTTATAAATCAGATATGGTTTGAACCTGGGGTTATCTTAAAGCTAGGAGCATCACTTAAAGACTATATAGGTCTAGAAGGATCATGGAAGTTCTTAGATGAGTATCGTGCATTCCTTAACTCTAAGACAGCATGGTATAGACCAATGAATCCAGGAAAAGTATTAACATGGCAGCAGAAGATTGAAGTAACAGAAAATGGACGTAAGCAAGAGAAGGGTTTAAAAGGAATGTTACAAGGTATGTCTTTTGAGCAATCTGATACAAAAGGTGTAGGGGGTCCTTGTTCTTACTTCTTCTATGAAGAGGCAGGTATTGCTCCTACAATGGATAAAACATTTGAATACTTAAGACCAGCAATGCAGTCAGGAGAAATAACTACAGGTCTTTTTATTTGTGCAGGATCTGTAGGTGATTTATCTCAATGTAAACCACTAGAAGAATTTACTAGAAAACCTGATGCTAATGGCATGTATGCTGTTGAATCTAATCTTATAGATGAAACAGGTCTAGTAGGTAGAACAGGATTGTTTATTCCAGAACAATGGTCAATGAAACCATATATAGATCAATATGGTAATTCACTTGTAGAGTCAGCTGTAGCAGGTATGTTACGTATTAGAGAAGAATGGAAAAGAGATTTATCTCCTGAACTATATCAGTTACGTATATCTCAGCATCCTATGAACATTAAGGAAGCATTTGCATTCCGCGATGAATCAATATTCCCATTGCTACTTGTAGGGGCACAAAAAAGAAAGGTAGAAGACAAGGAGTATCCTTATGAATTTATTGAACTTGAAAGAATGCTAGGTGGAGGTATAAATCCTAAACCTTCACGTAGACAACCTATAATGGAATTTCCTGTAGATAAGAAGCGGGAAGATAAAAAAGGAGTACTTGTTGTTTATGAAAGACCTGTTCCTGACTCTAAATGGGGTACATATTATGCATCTATTGACCCTGTAGGTGAAGGTAAGACTACTACATCTGAATCACTTTGTTCTATATATGTATACAAAAATCCAGTAGAGGTAACCAGAATTACTGATAAAGGAGTAGAGAATCATGCAGAAGGAGATTATATAGTAGCATCATGGTGTGGTAGATATGATGACTTAGGTAAAACACATGAACAACTAGAGCTTATTATAGAGTGGTACAATGCTTGGACTGTTGTAGAGAACAACGTTTCTTTATTTATTCAATACATGATTGAAAGAAGAAAGCAAAAGTATCTTGTTCCTAAAAATCAAATTGTTTTTCTTAAAGACATTGGAGCTAACAAAACTGTATACTCTGATTATGGATGGAAAAACACAGGTACAATATTTAAATCGCATCTATTAAGTTATCTTATTGGCTGGTTAACTGAAGAAGTTAGTCAAGAAACAGATAGCGATGGTACAGTAACTAAAGTAACATATGGTATAGAAAGATTACCTGATTATATGGCTTTAGTAGAGATGGAACAATATAGACCTGGAGTCAACGTGGATAGATTAGTTTCACTAGCAGCACTCATTGCATTTGCTAAAGTTCAGCAGTCAAATAGAGGATACTCAAAACGTGTTGATGATACAAGGACTAAAAACTTGCATATGTCAGATAATTTATATAAATTAAATAGTACCCCTTTTAGGCACATGGGCAACAAAAAAGGTGGCATATCTGGAAACAGATTACCTAGAATACCATATAGAAAATTAAAATAATGGAAATATTAAACGCACTCCAACTCAAGAAAGGTAAAAAAGCTGAATATAACCGCTTAGGTAATATTACTCAGCCCCTTCAATTCTTACCTGTAAAGGATAAAGATGATGATTGGGCAGCATGGAATATGGACTGGTTAGAATGGCAAGGTCTTAAGCAGATACGCAGAAATGCGCGTAGGTTAATGAAAAACTACAAACTTGCTAAAGGCATCATAGATAAGACTGATTATCTAATGGAAGATGATAATGAGTACAGAGACATTGTTGATACTCTAGGTAGAGATTACCCTAACGCTCTTGAGCTTAAGTTTTATCCAATCATTCCTAATGTAGTTAAAGTACTTACAGCTGAATTTTCTAAAAGAAACACGAGAGTAAACTTTAGAGCTGTAGATGAGTATACCTACAACGAGATCATGGCAGCTAAACAATCTGACATTGAAAAATCATTAATGCAGCAAGCTGAGCAAAAATTAGCTGCTAAAATGATTGAGATGGGAGCTGATCCTAATGATCCTGAGATTAAACAAAAGATGTCTCCTCAAGCTATTAAGTCACTTCCTGAAATTCAAAAGTTCTATGCTAAAGATTATATCAGTCTTTGTGAAGAGTGGGCATCTAAACAACACCTAATAGATGAAGAGCGTTTTAAAATGGATGAGCTTGAAGAAAGAGCATTTGAAGACGCACTAATTACTGATAGAGAATTCTGGCACTTTAGAATGTTAGAAGATGATTATGATATTGAATTATGGAATCCAGTTCTTACATTTTACCATAAGTCTCCTGATGTACGTTATATATCTCAAGGTAACTGGGTAGGAAAGATAGAAATGCTTACTGCATCAGATATCATTGATAAGTATGGTTGGATTATGTCTCAAGAGCAATTAGAATCTGTTGAGGCTATTTATCCTGTAAGATCTGCTGGTTACCCTATACAAGGATATCAAAATGATGGTACATACTATGATGCTACTAGATCTCATGACTGGAACGTTAATAGACCTTCTCTAGAGTACAGACAGTTTACATCTATGTATGATAACTTCGTGTATAATGGAGGTGATATCATTAACTGGATCATGGGTGAGTCAGAAGACTACTATGATATGGGTACTGCGCATATGTTACGTGTAACAACTGCATATTGGAAGTCACAACGTAAAGTAGGTCACCTTACTAAGATAGATGAAGATGGATCTGTAGTAAATCAAATTATAGATGAGCACTATCAAGTAGTTGATAAGCCAATGTATGATACTACATTCTTTAAGAATAAAACAAAAGACAATCTAGTATTTGGTGAACATATAGATTGGATATGGATTAACCATACATATGGTGGTGTTAAGATTGGTCCTAACATGCCATCATGGTGGGGTATGCAGAATCCTGGAGGTATAAATCCAATGTACCTAGGTATTATGCAGAACAGAATTAAACCAATGAAGTTCCAATTTAAAGGAGATAGTACACTATACGGATGTAAGCTTCCTGTAGAGGGAAGAGTATTCTCTGATAGAAATACAAAGTCTGTAGCATTGGTAGATTTAATGAAGCCATTCCAGATAGCTTACAACATAGTAAACAATCAGATAGCAGATATCCTAGTAGATGAAATAGGTTCAGTAATAATGCTAGATCAGAATACTCTACCACAGCACTCATTAGGAGAAGACTGGGGTAAAGGTAACTTAGCTAAAGCATATGTTGCAATGAAGGACTTTGGGATGTTACCATTAGATACTTCAATCACTAATACAGAAAACGCTCTTAACTTCCAGCACTTCCAGGTATTAAACCTAGAGCAAACACAAAGGATGTTATCACGTATTCAGTTAGCTACATATTTTAAGCAGCAAGCATTTGAAGTAATAGGTATTACACCACAACGTTTAGGACAGCAACTAGGTCAGACTAATACTGCTACAGGTATAGAGCAAGCTATTGCAGGTTCATATGCACAAACAGAAAATTACTTTACACAGCACTCTGATCATCTAATGCCACGTGTACATCAGATGCGCACAGATCTAGCACAGTATTATGCATCTAGCAATCCTTCTATACGTATGAAGGCAAGTACTTCTAATGATGAACGTATTAATTTTGAAATCAATGGTACTGATTTATTAATGCGAGATATAAATGTATTCTGTTCTACTAAAGCTAATCATAGAACAATCATTGAACAGATGAAACAACTTGCTATATCTAACAATACATCAGGTGCTTCTATTTATGATCTAGGACATATCTTACAGACTGACTCTATGGGTCATCTTAATAACATCTTAAAAGAGATTGAGAACAAACAAACTCAACAAAAACAAGAAGAGTATGCTCAAGCTGAGAAGATGAAACAGATGGAACTTGATGCTATAGCACAAGAAAAAGCTGCTGAAAGAGAATTTGAAACAACAGAAGCAGAGAAGAATAGAAGAAAAGATCTTCTTGTTGCTGAAATTAAATCTTCTGGATATGGAGCTATGCAAGATTTAAATCAAAATCAACAATCTGACTTTGCTGATCAAATGGAAACAATGAGAAAAACCAATGAGTATCAGGAAACTATAGGATTTGATAGAGAAAAAGAAGTAAACAAAAACAATCAGTTTTCTCAAAAGATGAACTTAGAAAGAGAGAAGATGGATCATCAAACTAACATAAAGCAGATGGACATGGACATAGCTCAAGAAAACAAAAACAGATTTGATGTTGCACCTAAAAAACCTTCTCAAAACAAAAAGAAATAGTTATAGCTATATAGTAAAAAACTTTTAAATATATAGTTCTATATTATTAAATATATGATGTTTAACTTATTAAATTTGCTTATATTAATAGTAAGTCAATTACACAAAACCAACAATTATGGCTGATGAAAACACAAATGTCCAGGAGATAGAATTTGATAACCTGGAAGATTTGTTAGGAGTAGGGAGTGAAAGCATTATGGTTCCTAATTCATCTACAACGGTAGATGATGCTAAAAAACCAGGTATCTTTTCTTCAACTACAACTGACACAACGTTCCTTGACAAACCAATTGCTAATGATGCTACTGCAGCAACAGAAGCAGTTACTGGTGAACCTGCTGCTACAACTGAAACACCTTCTTTAGAAGATTTAAATCAGTTAATAGAAGAAAGCTTTGTTGATGATCCACAAAAAAATCCTGGTGGTAGACCATCACTTACTAAGGATGTAATGATTGAAACAGCAAACAAACTAATTGAAAAAGGTTTGATGTTTCCTTTTGATGATGGAAAAAAGCTAGAAGACTATTCACAAGCTGATTGGGAAGAACTACTTGAAGCAAACTTCAATGAAAGAGAAGAGCGCTTATTGGAAGAAGTTCCAGCTTCTTTTTATCAGAGTCTTCCACAAGAATTACAAAAGGCTTATGAGTATGTAGCTAATGGTGGTACAGATTTAAAGAATATGTTCCGTGCACTAGCAGCTGCTGAAGAAGTAAAACAACTTGATGTTAATTCTGAAGGAGGACAAGAAGACATTGTAAGAGCTTATTTACAAGTAACAAAGTATGGTACTCCTGAAGAAATTGAAGAAGAAATCATTGCTCTTAAAGACAGAGGTGATTTAGAGCTTAAAGCAGGAAGATTTAAACCACGTTTAGATCAGATGCAAGAACAAGTTATTCAACAACGCATTCAACAGCAAGAAGAAACTAAACGTAAACAAGAACATCAAGCTCAACTTTACCAAGATAATGTTTATAAAGCATTAGAAAGAGGTGAGCTTAATGGAATGAAATTAGATAATAAAGTACAGAATATGCTATTTTCAGGGCTAGTTCAACCTAATTATCCATCTATCAATGGTAGACAAACAAATATGTTGGGTCACTTGCTAGAGAAATATCAATGGGTAGAACCACGTCATGACTTAATTGCTGAAGCACTTTGGTTACTTGCTGATCCAGATGGATATAAAAGTAAACTAAAGGAGAGTGGTGAAAGAGCAGCTGTAGAAAAAACTGTTAGGCAACTAAAAACAGAAGAGGCAACTAAGATAAGTTCTTCTACTCCTGATGAGCAAGATGATAGATCATCAAGACAAACTGCAAGTAGAACATTACAAAGACCTAAAAAAAGCTTCTTTGGAAGATAAATAATAAATTAATAATTAACAAACAAAAACAAATCACAAATGGCAACTCCAGTTTTAAACAATGGTATATTCCTACGTGACACGCAATACAATGCGTCATCTCACGTAGATTCATACCACCTTGTAAACATGCTGAAGGATGCAGAACCTATGGATTTAGGTCCTGTAGACATTTGGGCTATGACTCAAAAAGTTGAAATGCCCCTTTATCAAATGTCATCCTTTGGTGGTAAAAATGTTATCAACGTTGATAATGTAAGAGGAGAGTACAAGTGGCAAACACCTGTAGCTCAAGACCTTGCTTATATCATTGAAGATATCGAACCTCTTAACCTTGCAAAAGGTGTTGATGGTACTACATTTAAACTTAAGCTTAATAAGCGTGAGTTTGGACATGGTGACATCATTACTTATGACAAGTACAACGGTGTTGAGATGTACATTGTACCTGAAGAAGATATCCTTCCTATTGGAGATGGATTCATCTACACAGTACAACTTGTAAACAACGACAACTACAAGTTCTTGGATAATAAGTACTTGGCTAATGGTACTAAATTCTTCCGTAAAGGTTCTGCACGTGGAGAATATGGTGAAAGATTCTCTGATATTCAGACTAAATCTGGATTCCGTGAATTCTACAACTACGTAGGTGGTGCAGAAGCTCACGTACATTACTCTATTTCATCACGTGCTGACATGATGATTAAAGGAGGAATGAATGCAGATGGTACAGTTCCTGTAACTGAGATCTGGAGAAACTTTGACAAATCTATGGATCCAGCAATCTCCAACATTGAGGACATGGTTGCTAAGATGGGTAAAGACTATGTTAAGCGTGCTATTGGAAATGGTGACTTGTCACGTACTTTCTTAACTTCTATGGAAGCAGCTCACTTGACTAAGATTGCTACAGATATTGAAACTTACTTAATGTGGGGTCATGGAGGTAGATTACGTCAAGATGGTCCAGATGATCTTAGATTATCTGTAGGTCTTTGGAGACAATTAGATAGCTCTTTCAAAAGAGTATACAACAAGTCTAGCTTCTCTTTAGAGTTATTCCGTTCTGAGCTTTATAACTTCTATGCAGGTCGTGTAGAATTCCAAGGTCCAGACCCTAAGCGTCAACTTATAGTACAAACAGGTATTGGTGGAATGAGAATGGTTAATGAAGCTATCAAACGTGAAGCTGCATCTTCTAACCTTTCTATTCTTGCTGCTGATATTGGTGCAATCACTAACAAAGGTATGGATCTAGGATTTGGATTTGCATATACTAGCTATATCATCCCATTCCTTGCTAACGTTAAGTTTGTTCTTAACCCAGCATTTGATAACATCCACACTAATGATATTGAGAACCCAATCATTGATGGTAACCCATTATCTTCTTATTCATTCATTATCTTTGATATCACTGATAACACTAACGACAATATCTATTTGTTGAAGTTATCTTGGGATAATCAATTGAAATGGTGGTATCAAAATGGTACTATGGACTATATGGGACGTAGCCAAGGATTCCAATCTTCAGGTCAGTTTAATGGTTATAGAGTTTATATGACTCAAACTATGCCAGCTATCTGGGTTAAAGATCCAACTAAAGTTCTTAAAATTGTTATGAGAAACCCTATCACAGGAGGATCATTCTAATATGTCAAAACTAGGGAGGGGTTAACGCTCCTCCCTTTTTATTTTACAAACAAAAAACCAACAGAAAATGAGTATTACAATAGTATCAAATGGGCCTTCAGCAACAGGACCTGTTTCAATTAAACCAGTAGTTAATCCTGATGCAGATAACATGGGATTGCAGAACTACAACTTAAGTTTATTTCCAGGAACATTTCAAGAAGAGCAGTTAGCTTGTCTTGAAAAAAATGGAGTTAAGCGATGGATTACAGGTCTTAATGAATTTGCTCCTGAAGTAAAGAACATTAAAGATCCTGAACATAGAGCAGCAGTTATAAAAGATATTCGTGAAACAGTATCACAATTAGAAAAAGAATTAGCAGCTAACTACATAGACCCTACAGATGAAGATTTTTGGGCTAAAGTAAAATTGTTAAGACCAGATAATGATGATTTTTGGACTAAGATAACAGTAAGATGTGGTAATGAACCTCTCTTCTTAAATCCAAAAAATGATCCTTTTGATCTTATTAAACTTAAAGCTATAGAAGCAGGAGCATTCTCTATAGTAGCAAAAAGCTGGGAAGATGCACAAAGTATGTCACGTCCCCCTAAATTCTATCTAGATAAAACAATTGACTCAGTAGCATCAAGAACACAAACTAAAAAGCTGCGTAATAAAGCTCTTAGTGAACTTGATAAACTATATAATAAAAACATCAATAAACTTATGTATGTATGTAAGATTGTTGATGCACATAGTGCACAGTACAAGAAGTCAACACCTATTGATATCATGTATGAAAACATGGATGCATATATTAATGGTGAAGGAATTGAAAGAAATGAACTGCGCGCAGCAGAAACTTTCATGAAAGCTACAGAGCTTGACATGGAGTCATTGAAATTAAAAGCACTTGTAAAAGATGCTAGCTTCTATAAAGTACTAGCACCTAGAGCAGATGGAATGATTTACCACATACCTACTACAACAATGTTAGGACGTAATGCATCTGAAGTTGTTGAGTATTTAAAAAATCCACTAAATGAAAATATTTTAGTAGAAATTTTGAATACTATAGAGCCTATGTGGAATGAATAATGTATATTATAGTATAAACGTATATATAAAATTATGAAAGCAAATAATGAAAAGGTAGTAGCATCTAAAAAAGCTACAGGGCGTGTAGGAGGTACTAACGCACCTGTATACGCTGAAAAAAATCCTACTCGTTATACAGGAGGAAAAAATGCTGGAGCTATTCCTAAAAAAGGTCAAGGTAGATAATTTTTTAGTTATGAAAAAAAAATTAGCATGTAAATCTTGTGGTGGTGCTACTAAGATGAAAAATGGTGGAGAAAAACCTAAAAAGTCATTTCAGGAAAGACGTAATGATAAAGCTGTTGCTCAAGGTTATCCAAGCTTAGCTGCTAAAAAAGACAGTAGAGCTCAAAACGCTATCACATGGTCTGGCATTGGGTCATCACTCCTTGGTACGCTAGCGTTAGGTAAAGAACTTTTTGAAAAGAAAAAAAAAGGTGGAACCACTAAACGTAAGGTTAAACGGTGAAATCTATTAAAAATAAAGCAGCAGTAGCTAGCCCTAGAACACCTAGGGCTTACTCTGCTTCTAAGAAAGCTGCTAATCAATTTGTCAAACCATTTAAAAAAGGTGGAACAACTGTAGTAGCTGGAGGTGAAAAACATATAGTCTATAAGAAGACTACAAAAAGAGGTGAAGGAAAGATTGGTAACATTATGGTTAACCATCCTACTAAAGATAAAGGTCAGTGGGATACAATAGATCTTACTGCAAAAGGAAGAGCAAAAACTGTTAAGCAAGGTGTTGCTGCAACTAAAAAATGGCATAAAGACAACCCTGATTATAAGTACAATGGCAAAGGAAATGCTAAAAAGAAAAGACGGTAGTACATCTCAAAGAGGACTTTGGGATAACATCCGTGCTGCTAAAGGTTCTGGAAAGAAACCTACTAAAGCTATGTTGAAACAAGAGAAGAAGATTAAAGCTTCTACTAAAAAGAAATAGTAATGGCAAAGACACCAGCATGGACTCGCAAAGAAGGCAAAGATCCCAAAGGAGGATTAAATGCTAAAGGAGTAGCTTCATACCGTAGGGAGAATCCAGGTAGTAAGTTACAGACTGCTGTTACTACAAAACCTTCTAAGCTTAAAGCTGGAAGTAAAGATGCTAAGAGACGTAAGAGTTTCTGTGCTAGAATGTCAGGGGTTAAAGGCCCTATGAAAGATGAAAAAGGAAGACCAACAAGAAAAGCTCTTTCTTTAAGAAAATGGAATTGTTAATTTAATTTATATAATGATGAAAAAGGTTGTTAAAAAAGCTGCTACAAAAATGAAAGATGGTGGAGATACCGCTAAATTCTATAAAACTAATAGAAGAGGTAACTCTAAAGAAATAAGTAGGGAAAAGTATTTTAATAAAGTCATGAATATGAGTAAACCTGGCCGAAGTACAACTACTGTAACAAACAATCCTGAAACAACAAATTATGTTTATGATGAAAAAGATAGTTATCCAATAACTTCTCCTGCAAATACAACAGTAAGAACTACTAAAACAAAAGGTTTTGGAAAAGGTAAATCAGTATCACGGGTAGATCCTTTAGAAAAACAAAAGAAAGGTGGAGCTATAAAAGCTACAGCTAAAAAACCTCTAATGCGTGGTGGTGGCAAAGTAGCTACTAAAGCAACAGCTGGTTTTCCTTCTGTATCTAAATCAAAAGGTGTAGGATCTAAAAAGAAATAATCATGAAAAAGGTTGTTAAAAAAACTGTAGCTAAAAAACCTTTACGTAAAGCTCAAAATGGTACTTCTGTTGGTAGTGATTCAACTAGAATAAGTACTATGAATCCAAACTTTAGTTATGATACATCTTCACCGCAGGTTTTTAAAAAACCTATTGCGCCTAAAAAACCACAAACTGGAAAAGGATCAGGCATGGGAAGAATGTATATGGATGATATGTCAAATCCATTACCTGAACAAAAAAAAGGTGGTAGTACTAAAAAACCTAAACTAGGTTCAGGAGAAAGATTTAAAGCTCTTTCATCTAAGATTCAAAAAGCTGGTAAATCAGAAGATGCTGCTAAAGCTATTGCTGCTGCTATAGGACGTAAGAAATATGGTAACAGTAAGTTTCAAAAAATGGCTGCTGCAGGTCGTAAGAAAGGATAATACTTAAATTTTATAATTATGAACAAACCTAAAAAAAACCTTAAACCTGCTACTCAAAAACAAAAACTTGAGTATACCATGAAGCATGGAACTTTTTTAGATAAAGTTGGTACAGGAATAAAATTGGCAATAGGTAAACCTTTGAAAAAAGGTGGCTCTGTTAAAAAGAAATCTAAATAATAATGAACAACATCACTATACAACTTAAAGTAAAGGAACGCCTTAATAAGCTTGATAGCCAAGATTTTGATAATCTTCAGGCATGGCAGATTATTGAAGCCTTTAATAAAGGTCAAGTAGATTGGTGTCGTAGAAACCTTCATGGTAATAACTTGTATAAAACAGGTGATGAAGGATCTAAAAGAAGAATAGATGACATGCAGATACTATTATCTGAAGTCAATATTAATCTTGCTAAGAAAGATCTTTATTTTGAATCTCCTACTTTACCTGCAGATTACTTTGAATGGAAAAGAATTAGCGCAAGATCTAAAACAGATTGTTGTGATAATAGAAGAATGGTTATCTATTTAGCAGAAGAAGCAAACGTTGATACTTTGTTAAGAGATCAGTATAAGAAACCTAGCTATGAGTGGGGTGAAACATTTTGTACACTTAATGGAGGTAAGGTAAGAATCTATACTAACAATGAGTTTGAAATAGCAAGTGCTAAATTAACTTATTATAGACAACCTAGATATATTCAAATTGCTGGTGTAGTAAATCCTTACACCAATATTGTATCAGCAGTAGATGTAGAGTCTGAATTTAAAGATGATATAGTAGAAGTATTAATAGACGAAGCAGCTAAAATAATAGCAGGAGATATAGAATCTATTAATCAAATAAGTATACAGGATAACTCTGTAGAAAATAATAACTAATTATATGGAACAATCACGCATATTAAAAAGAAACCCTGAGCCTGCAAAAACAATAAGCAGACCACAGGCTCCTGTTGAACAACCTAAACCACAACCTACGTCAGATGCAGGAGTAGGCGGTAGTTCTTTAGATAACATGGTAGCTGCTTGTGCTATGGAGTTAATGAATGCTAGAAACAGTTTTCATAAATTACATTTAAAAGTTACTGGAGAAGGATCTTATGCTGCACATATAGCAATAGGAGATTTCTATGATGGTTTACCAGGACATGCTGATACTCTTGTAGAGGGATATCAAGGAGTATCTGAAAAAATTCTTGTATGTAAAGATGTAGCATGTAGAACACTTGATACAGTAGCAGATGGTGTAGCTTATCTAAGAGACATCTATGCTATGATAAACAAACTACAAGGTATGTTACCTTATTCAGAAATAGTAAACAATCTAGATTTAGTAAAGGACAGCATCAACTCTACTAAATATAAGTTACTTTTCTTAAAATAAATTTGGATATTAAGAATCTAATTCTTATATTATATATGTATATTTTTATTTATTAACAAAAACAAAAAACAATGGCTTATTTTAATCACGCGTTTAAGAAGACGTTTTTAGCTACTGGAAAGGATTACACTGGTGATACTTTTTCTGATCCTGTAACAGGAGGTACTTATACTATCTCTACTGACAATGGATACTTGACAACTGCAGGTATACCAACTTACATGTTGAATGTATTGTCTCAGACTCAAGAGCAAACACCTTATTCAGGTCCGTTTAGCTTATCTACATGGACAAGTGGGTATGTAGGATTCTTTGATCCTAAAACTAACTTGTCATACAATGGTCCAGAAGGATGTTGTAACATTTATCTTGCAGGTTCTGCAATTTATTCTAATGACAAGATTGGTCCTTTCCATGGTGGTTATACAGAGACTAACAAGTCTAAAATGATTAACCCTAAGTATGTACAAAAATTCTACCGTGTAGATCCATGTGAACCACAAAATGAAGTAGTGCACGTAGGTTCTACATTCTGGACTGCAGGTGGTGGTGTTGATGGATATACTGTTGATACTGCTGGAGTAGGATATACTAACACTGCAACTAGTGTAGTTGCACAAACTGTAGCTTCAACAGGAACAGGAACAGGACTTACTTTGTTTATTACTGTTGCTGCAGGTGTACCTACTGTTCAATCTATTGCTAGCCTTGGTAAAGGATATGAAGTAGGTGATCTTGTAGAAGTTTTAGATTGGGATGGTGCTACACCAGGTACCCTTTTAGTTCTTGAAATTACTTCAGTAAATGCTGCAGGTTCAAACTATGTAGTTGCTCCTGGTGATTGTTGTAAAGAATTCTTGTGTGGTGAAACTTACTACCTACGTGTAGATATTAAAGGTTCTCCTGCACTTCGTTTCTTAAATCACAATGCATACTATACTGCTGAAGCTTACACAGGATGTTGTCCTGCAGGAGCTATTGCTCCAACTGCAGTAGATTCTACTGAAGTTATGATTCTTTGGGCTAATGCACTTCTTCGTTATGAGCTTACAAGACCATTCTTGCAAATTATTATCCAAGATGAAGCTGGTGTTTTATGGTACCAACCAGGAACTTCTGCTGCTGACTTAGCTATTTTAGGTGGTAATACTTGGGATAACTATGTATCTCCAGGACATACACTAGGTGCATGTGCAGGTATGATCTTTAATGGTGCTTATGTAGATACTAAATTTGGAGATTGTACTTTCCAAGTAACTGACTTCTTTGAGAAGCAACCAGTTAAAATTTTCCCATCTGAAGTTGATTACACTGGTGATCCTTGTACTTTTGATGGTATTTGTGCAGTTATTGAGTGTGAAGGTACACAAGCACAAGGTCTTGGTGAGCAAGTTCTACGTGATGTTATTCTTTCTGAATCTTACCGTCAAAACTTCTTTGCAAGTAATGACCTACGTATTCGTGAAATTACTCAAGGTAACCAATTAGTATCTGCAATCAATCGTAATGCATTGTATACTAAATACTACTTGTTGCATAGCGTTCCACGTTTTAATAACCCTACAGGAACATTTGACAATGATCGTTATTTGTTAGAAGTTGTTTCATTAGATCCGTTGAATTTATTCCAAAATAATGTAATTGACTGGTTAGAAGGATGTAACAATGATTGTGCTTTTGAAGAGTTTACATGTTTAACAGAATGTTCTTCAATTACATTCCCTCCAATTCCACCAAAAAGAGGATAGGATTTAATTAATAATTATCAATCTAGAGAAAAGGGGAGAAGGGTTTCATACTCCTCTCCCTTTTCTTATTAAATTAGCATATGGCAAATCACGTATTAAGTTTAGAAGTTCCTGATGTATTAAATACATGTATCATAAAGTTATTTGATACAAGTGTGTATGCAACAGGTATGCCTGTAGTATGTCCTACATTAGATATTACTGTACCAGGATTTAATTACGCATCAGAAATTTCTGTAACTCCAGGATTTAATCTTACACTTACAGCTTGTGATTTAGGATTACAATCAAATGGATGTGATACATCTGAATATGCTAATCTACCAGATGGTGTGTATATTATTAAGTATAGTGTTTCTCCTAATGAATTTGTTTTCGTAGAGTATAATCATCTACGCGTTACACAAGCACTTAATAAATATTATAATATTCTTTGTGAGCTAGATGTAGCAGATTGTGATCCACCTGCTCATGTAGAAGAAAAATTAAACGCACTGCGTAGAATTAAAACATTCCTAGATGCAGCTAAAGCTAAAGTAGAATATTGTCATGAACCTGATAAAGGCATGCGTATCTATAACTATGCTTTGAAGCTTCTTAATAAAATGAATTGTACAAACTGTTAATCATATAAAACCAACAAATATGGCAACGTGTTCTAATTGTAAAAAAAGTTTATCCTGCGGGTGTCAGAAGAGAAAAGCTTCTGATGGTAGAGAAGTATGTACTAACTGTATAGGAGCTTATGAAAGAAAGGTAAAAACAGTTTTTACTGCTACACCAAAACCTTCAGCTCCTAGTCAAGACAAGCCTGCTTCTAAACAACCTGCATCATGGGATAACTGGTTAAAGAATTTTGATACTAAAAAATAATGGCACAATACTACGCATATTCTCCTTGTCCTAGTGGACCAATAGAGTTTTATTCTAATGTAGCACCTACTAGTATAGCAAGTAATGCTGTTAAATTTACATCAGGTGTACCTGCTGAATATATAGGAATATGTTATAAAGTATCATTAGTAAATATAAACACTATACCTGCGCCTCCTCCTCCTTCACCTTTATACAATATAAATTGGATATCAGCTGATTATGTGATTTCTGCTAAATGTGATGCTTGCGAAGGAGCAAAAAGTTATGAGTTAGTACCTTGTTGTGGTGGGTCAAGTATTTTTGTAAACGTATTAATACCTAATGCACTTGTATCAGGTGACACATATTATGTTGTTATATTTAGTGAAGGTACAGTAGTAGAAACTTTTCAATGTTTTACTGTTAATCAGCTTGCTAGTTATGATGCGTCATATCCTTTTTTAACAGAAGGTCAATTTAGTACTGATGCTGATTGCAATGACACTCCATGTGAAACATTATGTCTTCCATGTTTATGTACTAAATTTAGATTAACTGAGCCTAAGCTAGTACCTACAGTAGTTACAGTAACACTTACTGATTGCGATCTAAATGAATATGAATATGAAATTCCATGGGATGGTTCATGGTCTGACTCAATATGTACTAGATCTTATAAGTTAGGACCTAGACAAGAAGCTGTTACTTTAGGTGAGTGTACAGTATCTATAGAAGATGGTTTAGTATCTGATTGCCCTATTGTTTATGATCTAGTTAACTGTCAAGATAATGCAGATAGATTTTGTGTGTCTAATGATTTAGCATATGAACTATCTCAAAATTATGTTTTAGAACTACCTGATAAACCAGGTAAATGCTGGAGAATAGAAGTATCAACAGATTGTACAGTTCCAGTATCTGTACTATATTCAGAATATCATCCTACTTGTATTGAATGTTTAAGTAAGAATGCTGTTAATTATGAATTGATTAACTGCAATACAGGAGACATAGTTGTTTATACAAGCACTGATTTATCTGAATACGTAGGAACAATTATATCTGTACAAGAGTATTCTGATGATTGTTGGTTTGTAAGAGCGCTTACTTCACAAATACCTAGTGATATTACTGTAACATTTACTGATCAATTTCCATCATGTCAAGTTTGTAATAGTCAATATTATTTACTTGAAGATTGTGATATTGATAATCCAGAACCAAACATTATTACACTTACAGATTTATCAGCATACATAACTCCACCAGGACAAGTAGTTACTTTAAATAACTGTCCTGATAAATGTTGGATAGTTAGTGAAACAGATCTTACTGTAGGAGCGCAAACAGTTCATGTTATTGATAATCATTTATCATGTGAAGATTGTATTGTACCTCCAACACCTGTAGTTCCTGATCCACCTGTATATAAAAGCATTAGACCTGGATATAATACTCCAGCATGTACACCTGCACAGTATGAGCGTATTGTATGTAATTTCTCTGAAGGTGTGTATAGACAGATAATGGTTGAAAGATATGGTATTACACCATGTTGTGGAGAAGATGATATTAGATGGGAAATAAGAAATGAAATTGTTAAGCTTAAAGCAATTAAAGATCCTGATTACAACTGTACACAAGCTATCAATTGTGAGTGCACTACATCTAACTCTGCTTTAACACAACAAAATTGTCAAGCACCTAATTAGGATAAGTAAAGAAATTTTAGTATATTATATTATATGAAGCCTACAAATTTAAATAAAGAAACATGCAATCCAATTTCTTCTAATTGCGTTGTATGGCAAGGTCCTGACATTGCATGCATTAATTTATGCAAAGGAGATAGTGTATCTGATGTTGTAGCTAAACTAGCAACAGAATTATGTACTGTACTTGATATACTTAATGTTGAGAACTACGATATAAGTTGTTTTAATCTTACTGCATGTGGGCCTTCTAACTTTGAACAATTAATTCAATTTATCATTGATAAGATATGTGAATTAGAAAACATTACTCCTTCTCCTGATTCTGGAAATAAAGGATGTCCTGATTGTTTAGTTACTGTAGCAGATTGTAAGGATGGTGATGGAAATTATATATTTGTAGATCAACTAGGGCAAACAGCTCAACTTATTGATTATGTACAAGCTATTGCATCTAAGATATGCACACTTGTATTACAAGTAGGGGTAATTGAAGCTACACTTGTAGATTACGGAGATAGAATTACTCAATTAGAATCATACTTTCCTTTACCTGCACCTACAGAAGTAGAGATAGTTCCTGCTTCATGTATAGGAATACCAGCTGTTGATACACCTGTAAGTGTAGTACTAAGTGCATTAAGCACAGCATTCTGTCAATTAGTTGGTGCTACTGGTACTACTGCAGAATTGATTAATGCTTACCTATCACAGTGTGTTACTGATGGTGACCTTCGTAAAGATGGTGGTGGTACAATGAGTACACTTCCAGGATGGTTTTCTGCTCCTGTACTAAATGTAGCTGAATCTATTACTAACCTATGGTTGACAGTATGTGATTTAAGAGATGCACCTGTAGTAAGCTTGGCAGTTACAGATACACAAAGCGTAGATCTTACATTATCTGCAGGACCTGCATATACTTTATCTGCTGCAGTGGTAGATACAGGGTGGGAATACCTTAATGGTTTTGGATATTACCAAGGGTCTCAATTAACAGAACGACCACAATGTAGAAGAATTGGTAACGTAATTTACTTTAGAGGTAGTGTTACTATTCCTTTAAGCTCTACAGCTGATGGTGCAACATTAGTTCCTTTAACAACTACTACACTTTATAATGGTCAAGCTGTACCATATACGTATGGAGATCTAACAGGCACGCTTCCTAATGGAACTTTAGTTGATGCAAATGGCGCTGTTATATTTAATAATAACGCTAACTGTATTCCTACATCTGTGTGGAATGGAGCTTTAGACAATCTATATAGTTTAGGATGGGTTGTTGCTACAAGACAGATAAATGTTAATGTATCTTATGGTGCAGCTTTATCTGCAACTTTAAATATTTCTATTGATGCTGGTGGTTTACTAAGAGCTGTAGTAGTTAAAGATACTGAGCTTAGTCAATCAAGACCTAGTGGTATGAGAGGTACTTCTCAATTAAGATTGATAAACACAAATATTAGATCAGGAGAAGTTATACCTAACTTTATTGATAATGATACTGATATACATAATTTACCAGCAGTAGGTATTTCTCCACTTGTTGCAAGTAGTCAATTTACAAATCAAAGTGGAACACCAGTAGCATCATTAACATGGCCTTTTAGCTGTGATTCAGGAGAGGAAACTCAATTAGGAGGATTTACTTTTAGATTAGATACATTAACTGCTTTTATAGCGCCTTAATATTATAGACAATGGCATGTACAAATTGCGGATGCAAAAATAAACCATGTGGATGTGAAGATGGTCCACTTACTACTCCAGCTCCATGTAACCCTATAGGGTGTCCTGATCCATATCCATGTAGTGAAGTAATAGATGCACAATGTGTTTTATATTCTGGAGATCCAATTATTTGTGATCAAGATACTGTAGTAGATACAGGTGATACTGTAGCAGATGCTTTAAATCAAGTTGTTGATTATTTCTGTGGTCAATCTACTGCATGTTGTCCAACATTTGCTGTAGACATTAATAAAGCAAATATTGAAATCTATAGATTAGATTCAACTCTTACAAATGGTACAGGACCTTTTACTTATGAGTGGACTGTAGAACAAAATGAGTTTCCAGGATTAGCTTTTACTGGCTCAACTACATCAGCAAATGTTACACTTGAACCTGTTCCTGATAATTATGTTGATGCACCTGCTATTAGTGCTTTAATATATCAAGTATTAGTTAAAGTAAAAGTTACTGATTCAGCAGGGCAAATAGCTACGGCTTATTACAATGCAGTTTATATAGCTTTTGTTTAAGATATATCGCAGTTTGTTGGTTTAATCTGTGATTGACAAAGGAACCCTGGGATTTATTTCTCAGGGTTTTTCATATTTGTTATATTTGCTATTATAGATTATTTTTCGTATATTACTATTATAGTATGGCTAGAGAATTTAAGAAACCTGATGTTAAAGGACCAAGATTCAGAGAGAAGAGTGTCCACGTATTAAACATTGCCTTGTATAAAAGGTTTAAAGAAAAGTTTCCTGAATATGATATATCATATGCAGATTTTAAAAAAGTCATTCATACCTATAATACAAAGTTATCAGAAGGTATTATAGAGTACAGAGATGGTGTTGAGTTACCTGAAAGCTTAGGTTATATCTTTATAGGTAGCTGTCCCACTTTAACAAAACGTTTAAATGTTGATTACAAAAAGTCTGCTCAGTATGGTGTAGTTACTACACACAAGAACTGGGATAGTGATAATAAAGTAATGAAGATATTTTTTACAAACAATGAGGTAAAATACAAGATACAGAATAAGCAAATCTGGGTGTTCTTACCTAATAGAGAATTTAAACGTAAGGCATCTAAGAACTATATTGAAGACTATAATAAGTACATTATGGTTAACAATAATAAAAAGATATCAATGATGTTTAAGGAAAGCATCCAAAAGCGTAAAGAAAGCATGAAGGAGTTAAAGATTGCTTCAGAAGGATATAATGAATTTGATTTATAGATATGACAACTATTAACGATGCAGTATCTAGGGTAAGAAACACTGTTAAGGCAGTAAAGGAAGATGTATTCATGACAGATAGATATATCTATTCTGTTATTATAAAATATGCAAAGCTCCTTATCCGTAGACAAGACAATGAAAGTAAGATCTTCATGGTACAAAGTTTATTTAAAACTTTACCATGTGTAGAGCTTATTGACATAGATAGAGTAGAAGCCTGCTGTGAAGGTATCAAATCTGGATGTACAATTAAAAGAACTAAAGATCCACTACCTGGTTTACTTGATGGAGCTTATGGGCCTATTATTAGAACTGTAACATCAATAGATGGATCTAACATAGTATATAAAACATATCCTACTGCATATACCAGGTTGACACATACATCAGGATTTAAGAATAACAAGAGTAAATACTATTGGTATCTTAACGGTTATCTATATGTTCCTAATGTTGCATGGGATGCAATCAGTGTAACAGCAGTATATGAAGATGATACAACCTTGTATACATGTGATGCTAAAGATGATTGTTCTTTAGCTCAAGATAGACAGATGCCAATACCTGATTATTTATTTGCAGAGATAGAACAGTATGCTTTAAAAGAATTATTAACTGCTGGACAAATTCCTGCAGATACTTCTGATGATTCACAAAATACATTTAGATAATGAGCGGCTTTAATTATACACTTAGATATAGAACCTTTGATGATCTCATAGCTGATGTAGCTATGGACTTTCAAAAGTTTGATATAGAGAACATGATTCTACCTCAGCAGTTAATTAAGATTGCTAAGAAGGTAAATTATGATTTAGGTTTAAGAATCTATCAGACAAAAGAAGTTATCTTAGATATAGAAAAGGGTAGAGCTAAGCTTCCTGATAACTTTAATGTTTTAAATTTTGCTTTACTATGTGGTGAACATGAGGAGAAAGTTCTTCTTCCTCAAGGTACTCACGTAGAGGAAAGATATCTTGCACCTGATTATAAATGGCAACCATCTACTATTGATACATGTTCTCTTCAAGTAGCAACTCCTAAATGTCAAACATGTAATGCTAGTACTGATCCATGTAATTGTAAAGTACCTACACCATGTGTACAGTTAGACTGTAAGGGTAATGAATATGCATTAGTACAAACATTATCTTATGCTACAAGAACCTACAAATTTCTTAGACAGATTACAATGTTGGCTAATCCAATGTCTATCGATTGTGATTGCCCTAATCTTTACTGGGGTAGCCCTTTTACTGGTTGGATTCAAGATGGTTATGTATATACTAATTTTCCTCATGGAAAGCTGTATCTTAACTATCAAGGTATGCTTGAAGATGATAATGGTAACTTACTTGTACCTGATCACGAAAAGCTAAATGAATACTACGAGTATGCTCTTAAGAAAAGAATACTTGAGAACTTAGTTATGAATGGTGAAACTGTTACTCAAATGCAAGTACAGTTAGTAGAAGATGGCTATAGAAGAGCACGTGTTGATGCTAAGACAATAGTGAACACACCAAACTTTGCTGAACTTAAGAAGCTATTTGAATCTAATAGAAAAGCACAGTACTTCAAGTACTACGACATGTTTAGAAGTTATCCTGGTCCTTATGGATCTTTTAGAGGGATTTAATAATACTGCACAATGGCTAAAACAAGAAGAGGAGCTAATCAGGATACTGATGATATAAAAGCTCAGGGGTTTACAAAGAATCTAGTAGAAGAC